TGTCTCTGTCTCAATACTAACACGCTGATATTGTAACTTGTTGTACTCTCTAGCCGCTCGAATATACGCCACTTCATATTCTCTAACACCTGTTTGCTCAATCTTTTTATATTTTGTCGCTAGGCCGCTTAGAGGCAGTTTAATAACTTCTTGCGCGTCACTCACATTATAATTAAATGTTAGCTCTATGCCGTCAAACTCTGCATCGGCTGTAAATCTTCGACTTATTACATCAGAGCTAGGCTTTTTATTACGATGCGTAAATAGTGCTGTACTTGCTGTTTGCGGTTTATCAAAAGTAAATCTAATCTTGCCATTTTGGCGATAAGCAGTACAAAAAACAGCGTTTGCAATGAGTCGCACTGTTTCTTCGTAGCTTGTATTATCATCGTCTAGTGTGTAATCAAAAAACGAATAAATAGGCGTAAAATAATCGCCTCGAATGTCATCCCATACGCTATATATTTGCGGCATATCTAACGCGGTTAGCGGTTGTTTGCCAATATACGGGTCTTGTGTAATCGCTGCGATAATATCTATAAAGCGTCTTGTGCCATAAATGACACCGCTTGCTATGCTGCCATCAGGATTAAACGCGCCTGACGCTGTAACATAGTCATTGCTTACAAGTGGCAACTTACGCATAGCATTTAGATTAAACTTACGCTCTTTTAATGATAACGCCCTTTGTGTTGCTTTAGTCACAGTTTGCACGGTTGTCACATTGCCAAAATCACTATTACTAATATGTGTAACCGCGCTTAGTGATTCATATTTAACCTCATCAACCACATTACCACTAAAGCCAAAGTCATGGTTATTTGTACGCCTTACTCTAACGCGTGTAGAGCCTATCCACCCTGTAGTTATCTCAATTGTTTTGGCGCGTTGGTCGGGTGACACACCTGTCAAGTTATCGCTATGTGTATAAATTGAGCCTGTGGGTACTCCACCGACCATTTGTTGATAATTAATTTCAAAATTAACAGCTAGGTTGTAACGCCCGTCTGAGTTCTCATAATATAACCCTTGTTGTGCAATGATGTTTACCCATACTTGAGTCATGTCTGCATCTTTAAGCGTTACCCAATCTGACCACTCAGGCTCTGCCGTAGTGTTTGTGAGTGTGACTGTTGTTGTGCTTGTGCTTGCAAAAGTGGCAGTGGTTAGCTCGATAGTATCAGCACCCAATACACTAGCAATCACATAACTGCCGTTATACACCCCTGCCCCTGTAATATCTAAGCCCACACCATTCGATAACGCGTCAAAGAACTCACTAACGGGCGTAGCGACTATTAACCTATCACCCGTACTCCCTGCGTCTGCGGCTTTTTTAAACTGTATAGAGCCGCCTTGCGTTAATGTAAATTGATTACGCGCTTGTAATACCTCACCATCCACATTATTAGACTTTTTAACCGTCTTGATGCTTTCGCCAATTGCACCGCCAATTGTGCTAAATGGGCTACCACTATTAGGGCTAGTAAACGGGTTATAAAACTCTGCTTTTGTGCCGTTAATCTCTGACAAAAGCGTTTCACCGTCTCTTACATCGTCAATATCGTACCACCCTCGACCAATGCACATATAGCTATATTCGTATTGTGTATTGTTAATGTACTTAGAGTAAACAGGCTGCAATAAGCTAGGATAAGAGCGTACCTCCCCGTATATATCTTCAATGCGCTGTAATACCCTTGCTTCATTCGTGCGTCCTGCCAGTGCGTTGTTTGCGCTTTGTTGTGTGCGGTTTTGTAATGAGTTGCTTGGTAAGTCGGGTATTAGTTGTTTAGCTAGATAGTTGACACCACGAACCGAACCCGACCAAAATGGAAAGATAAAATCAAGCGCACCACATGGGCTAATCAAAACAATATATTCGCCGCTATCACTCATTGACGCGTTTACATCGCGTGTTATGTCTGTCTCATTGCTCGGTTGTCCGTTAAACACTGCAAAATTAACTAACCTTTTTTTATTGTCTAACATCCACTCTGCAACACTGTTACACGTTACAATTTCGGGTTCGCTTGTTTCAAAAACATGGTCATAAATACTAATTTTTACAGTCATAACGATAATACTCTATTAGTTTGTAATCATCGGCTATTTGCGCCAATGGCTGCCATATCACCATGTTTTTTAAGCTATGCAATACCCCGTTATTATAAAACAATCCGCAATGAGTCACTTTCTTATTTTTACCCAATAACACCACATCGTAAGTGGCAGCTTGGTCATGCTTAGTAAACCCATGCTTATCATTATGTAATGCTAATCTAAACGCGTTGGCAACATCGCGCATTGAGTCGGTTTTGGGCGTGTAATCATCAAGCGATAACCCTAGCTCGTTAATATAAACGTCTGCTACTAACTGCCAACAAGGCGGCCATTCGTAGTGCTTGGCTAGGTAACGCTCAATCATAAAAACCCCCTTAGCATTGGGAATCTACCAAACGTATAAAGCTCACCTGTCCGATTAACATTAAATTTAGGGGCAATCGCTGATAGTGTGGCTACCCCTCGATTGTAGGTTATAGACTCGACTTGTAACGCTTGCACGGCTTGAGGCTCTGTTAAATCATCAGACAAATAAGCGCGATAAGTTAAGATGATTTTCTCGGTAGTTTCTAAAGGTATTCTATCTAGCTCTAAACGTAACAAGTTTTCAGCATCGGTTGTATCAATATTAATCGTGAATTTTTGGTCTAGGTTGTCGGGACTACCTGCCAAAATCACTGTAAAATTAGTAGAGCGCACACTTAACACGTTAGAATCTTCATCAGTTACGCTGCCATTGCTAGGCTCACGCCACAGATGATAGGTCTGTGTTAAATTAGAGTGAGCAATACTTATAACCTCAATTGCGTAAATTGTTTGAGGTGCGCTTGCTAAAAACTCTCTTAATCTTGACTCAATATCTAAACTCATACTAGCACCAACGTATCTTCAAGAGTAAACAAAGCTAAACGGTCTAAAAACTCGCCCATGTCTCTGTTAGCATCCCAAAAAGCAATTATTGCCGCTGCTCCACCCTCGGTAAAGTCATATATTTTAGGCTCAGCCTCTACTTGAAAAGTCACAACAAAATTATTGCCGTCTGTCTCTGTCGTGTTGACGCTATTCGGAATGATATTAACAATGTGCTGTTCTAGCCCTGTACCGCTATCTAATGGCATCTCGAACGCTAAAGCACCTTTTTTAATGACGCGTAAATAAAACAACTCCCAAACTCGCAAATGGCCTGCCGTACACGCTAAAGCGACATTAAAAAGCCGTGTACCTCTGTCAAAGTCTAACGCATAGCGATTAAATCCACCCTCCACTTGAGTCGCACTCACACCTTGAGCGGAGGCGTAACTATAGCCACTAGGTGAAGTAACTGGGTATAAATCACGCGGCAAAACTGGGGTAGTCATGGTTTAACGTCTCCGTTGCAAGCCAAAGGCTGCTGCTTGGTTGCGACTAATACGGCTGTTAGGGTCTAAGGTTTGCGCGGCCACTGCCTCAATGACTGTTAGAATAAGCTCGCCATCGGGCATTCTGCGTTCCTCTACTTTATCAATCTTACCTGTGGTCTGATTAACAACGGTTACTTTAATATCACCACCGCCCAATTTATGATTAGGGGTAACATGGCCATTGCCGCCCATGGTCACAACTTCGGGCCCACGCTCGCCAACCAAATATTGATTACCTGCTTGTACATCGCCACCCATCGCCCTTGCGCCACTTATTTGTTGGTTTTGTATCGCTGCAATTTGCACCGCGCCTGCAATCCCTGCGGTTGATGCTAAGGCTAATCCTAAAGGATATGGCGGTACTGCTAGTGCGTTTGTAATCGCTGTTGCTGTATTGACGATAGCTTGAGCAATGGCAGCCGCTTTGCCAATCTCAAACAATTTACGGTTCTCTGTTTGCATCAATGTTGCAAGATTACCAAACAATTGACCTGTAGCGTTTAGCCGTTGGTCGTCTAGTTCTTTTTTCTTATCGGCCTCTTCTTTGGCAATAGCAACACGTTCATCGGATAGTTGTTTCTCGTTGTCATGGCGTAGTTGTGCCGCCTCAGCTTCTAAAACAGAGCCTCTAGCCTCAGCACGTTGAATAATAGCCTCACGCGCTAAATAGGCTTGATAAACAATCTCGTTTTTAGTGGCGTAGCTATTGCGTAAAGCGTCTAATTCTTGGCCTTGTTGCGCCATAAAATCATCGGTTTGTTTTTGGTTTTGTTTTGCTGCTTCTTCGGCTTTTAGCGCGTCAATTTTTGCAGCTTGGATTCTTAAAAGCTCTTTTTCTTTGGGTAATAACTTGCTTAACTCTGTATTTTTTAAATCAAAGTTAATTTTTGCTAGTGCGGTATCATCACCCCATAGCTCAATCTGTTCTTTTTGGCTTAACAATAAAGACTTATAAGCGTTGTTTAATTGCTCTGCTGCCTTAGCTTTGTCATTGTCTGCTTTTTTAGCGTCTTTTTCTGCTTGTGCTTTTTTAATAGAGTCCTGCAATAATTCTTTTGATGTTTTGCGCGTTTGTTCAGCGATTAAACCATCTACCATCGACTCAAATTCTTTTTGAGTTCTTAGATCTTCCCGTGCTTTTTTCTCATCTTGTACGGCTTTTACGGCTGCATTTCCTGCACCTAAACGTGCGTCTCTTTCTGCTAGGATTGCCGCAATAGAGTTTTTGCGCTCGTTATCTAATTCGCGCCATCTCTCTGCACTAATAATTAAACCCTCTTTGACGTAATCAAAAAACGACTTAACCTCAACATTGGCAATTTTAAAAGATGCAGCAATATTAACTGGCAATTTAGTGAAAGCGTCTGTCAAAAAAGTAGCTGTTTGACCGCCATCATTTTTAAGAACACCAAGAGACACAAGTACACTTTGTATTGCGCTAGTTGTATCATCAAAAGCATAACCCCACAGCTTCGTTTGATATACAGCTGTTTCTAATGGTGCGCCACTATCAATCCAACGTGATATACCCTCAAGCGAAGATACTAGCCCAACGCTTGCGCCTGTCGCCTCGTTTAACTGGCCGACAAAAAACATCATAGAGTTTGTTAGTTTTGTGAATGCTTGACCGATGGTTGTTGCTGTTTTGCCAAATTGTTTATCAACTTCTTGAGATTGTTCTTGTATTGCTGTAATCAGCACATCGCTTGTTAATGCGCCTTGTGCCGCTAAGTTTCTTAATTCTCCCTTTGTTACACCTAAAGCTCTTGATAATGCGTCCATTAATGCAGGTGCATTTTCTGCAACACTGTTAAATTCATCACCGCGAATCGCGCCGCTTGCTAACGCTTGGCCAAACTGTAAAATTGCAGCTTCTGCGCCTTGAGTGCTTGCACCTGACAAAGCCAATGTTTTAGCAACTGTCTCCGTGACAGTCGCAACACCAGTCATTGATATACCAAGTTTGTCGGCGTTTTGACTCACTTTAAAATATAAATCACCTGTTGCTTTTGCTGCTTGCCCTGTGCGTTGTGATATTTGCAAAACGTCATCGGTAGCATATCCAAGCTCTTGCATTGAGTTTGTGACAAGTTTTAACTTGTTTTCTAATTGAGTATAAGCATCAGCATATTCAAGTATTTTATTGGCTGTAAAAGCACCTGTTAAAACACCTGCCATTCGTTTTAGCGCGTTTTCTGTGTTGTTGCCTGCGCGTTGTAAACGTCCTAACGCTCGCTCACCATCGCGTAATCGTCTAGTATCAACACCAAGCCCAATCATCAATAAATCTGCCATCTTATCACCTCTTTTTACCGATTGAGCGTAGCGCGTTTTTAACACTGTTAGCCACTTGTGCGCGTTTATCTTGAGTCATTACACGAACCATAGGCATAGGACACAACGGGTCTGTTGCCTCGTTTAGCATATCAGCATACACAAGACTTAGCTGCATAATTGTATCAGCTTCCCATGAGTCTAGCACATAACCAGATAAATCAGCCCACGCTTTTAACTCAGTCCAAGATAGCCGTTTTGCTATGCCGTCTGTATAGGATATTGTGCCAGATTCATGCAGTAAATTGATAAGATAAAGCCCACTTGTTAAAGTAGGCATATCAGGTGTTAGGGTAGGATTGTTTTGCGTGAATTGCTTTAGGCGCGTAATACGATTGTATTCTTTCGCGCCCTTAGTCTGTGGACAACTATGCCACCATGCTTGTTGTCTAGCGTAGAGTTTAAGATTCTCTACGCATTGATAAAAAAATTGGCGCGGTCGCTAATAGCATTATCAATTTGCTCTTTAATCCAGTTATAGCGCGTGTAAAGACTAACTGCATTATCAAAACTAAACTCGATAACTTTGCTACCCTCAGAGATACCTTTCCAGCCTAACGTACATTGTGCCAATAGCTCGATGGTATCGCGCTCGTTAGCGTTTAAGTCTAACTCTTTAGACTTACGCGCTATTTGTGCCTTGGCTCGCGCTTTGATTGCGTTTTTAAATACAGGCGAGTCGTGGCCAACAATGGTGACTTCAATATCAGGCAAAAACTCACCAGTCACAGGGTGCTTTAATTGAATAACCGCATCGTTTTTTGGTAATAAAGTCGATAAATCCATAATAGCCTCTATTTGTTTTGTTGCCCCTATTGCTAGGGGCGTAATGGTTTAAAGATTATGGCAAGGCA